ATATTAAAATCCAAGTAAAAGCTTTCAGAGTGTTTGAAAGGGAATACATAACCCTTTTCACCATCGTTGTAATATAGTAAACTTGGGTACGTCAACTTCGGGTGAACTCTATCGTTGCCAGGTATAAGTTGTACGAAACACTCGTCTTTAATATCAAGGTTGCCGAATTGCGACAAACTTTCTACAATGAAATACATAACCTTTTAATTTGAACTAAATATAACCAATCCAATCGATTGTATTCAACTAATCTATACAGTGGGTTTTGCAAACTTAGTGTAATCACCACCTATGAAAGCATCTATTCCAACAAAATTTGGCTCTGCTGCTTCCGTTAATCTTTTATTTGTGTCTATAATTCCAGCCCTAATATCGTACTGAGATATTCTTTGTGTGTTTAGTGGTCCGATTATTTTCCAAAGTATGCTAACCACTTGATAAAAAGAAACGTCATATCTAACTTCGCCGTTGGTAAAAGCCACGTATTCTGCAGGAGAAATTTCTACCACATATCCAGATTGATTTATTTTTTTTGCGAAGTATCTTGTGATGTAGCCTTTTTGGTAATCTGAATCTATTGGTTGAGGATAATATGTAACCGGTTCTAAGCTATTAGAATCAAAATCTATAGAAGGCGTTACATTGGTCAGTGCATTAGCAAAAGTAGCAAGTATTCTATTGCTTGCTAAGAAAGCATTTTTGTTGTATTTCTTAATTGGATCTAAGAGTAAATTGTCGCCATGAACGGGGTCTACGCCAGTGTAAGCTTTTCCGTCGTGATCGTAGTAAAATACACCGGAATATGGCTCATCATTCAAAAGAAAATCTTTTCCTTTTGTAATCTGATTATTTTTAGTAGCGAATGATGGATAGTATCTTAGCATAATATTAAGTTAATCTTGATACGTGTACGTGGTCTTCGTGAGTTCTTTTACCGTTTTCTAAAAAGTCAAAAGTTAAATACGCTTTTTCATATTTTTCAGTGCCATTAAACTCAGCATTGTATCTGTATCCTTTTTTAGCTAGCTCGTCTGTAAAAGTTTCTACTAGCGTTTTAATTGCAGGACTAACTACTTGGCCGTTTATAAGATTTATGTCTACCGCATTTCCTTGTACGTGTCGTCCTTTTGTGTGACCTTCGACCCCAAATCCTATTGATACAGTAACTCCAGCAATACTTGCTGCGTCGTTTATATCCTGTAATAAATTAGGATTTAAAACACTTACATCAACGTTGTTTATAAATAATATCTTTGGATAATTTGTAGAGTTAGTACCTACGTAAGCAGGTAAACTTTTTGGTTTAATATCAGAATAAGTTGTTACAGCTTTATTAGCTTCGTAATCATTTACGTTACTTCTTAAATGCGCCATATTAGTTCGCAAAGAAGTTGTCCATTGATTATTTTCAATAGTATGAGTTAAACCAACTATTGCAAAACCTATAGTTGTAAATGGATTTCCGTCTTTTTTCTTAATATAATTGTAAGGCAGAAAGTTTTCTCCAATTGTAAATAGTTGCGTCATTTGAAATCCTGATATACCATCGAGGCTCATATTTAAAGAGACAGGTATCATTGCTGAAGCTCTTGTTGCCTCTTCTTTATTTTTAAACGTGCTCATTTTTTGAATATAGTAGTTAGTTGCACTACTAATTAATGATTCATCGTATCTATTCGCTGTTTCATATATAGATCTGATATATCCGTCGAATTTTTGGGCTTCATTAAGAATTGCTGGATTGCTCGTTTCACCTTTCTTCTTTTTATCTGTGTATATATCCGTTGCTATTGAAATAAATCTATCTTGAAAATCAGTATTAATAAATCCAAAAGAGCTTGCATCGGTGGAAAGAGATACTTGTCTGCCCGTATCGGAATTTGCTGATATGGCTATTAAGCTATTCAATTTATTACTTATGTCAGTTCTTATTTCTATAGATTTTGCTATTGATTTTTTTCCAAATATAGGAAGATCAGATATATTTGAATTTTGACCTGTTAATTGAATTTCTCCATCTGCTACTTTTGTTTGTTGATCGTCTACTATGACAAATGCATTAGACGGATCGTGATATGATAATCTTAACATGTTAAAATTTCCCAAAGACTTGTTCATATCCACTAAAACTTGTTCCAAAAATTGTTTTAGATATACAGAATTAGTTCCGTCTCTATAACTAAATTCAGCAATTAACTTTGTAACGTAGTTTAAATTAACTAAAACGTTCATTAATTGACCTTGATAAGATGTACCAGCATTTTTTTTAAATTCTGGTATTTTTCCGCTAAGAAAATCATCATTTTCAGGAGACCAAATGTCTTGCACTCCCAATTTTCCATTGCCTTTTGTTTTTCCGTCTATAGATAATACAGATTTATCAAAGAGTTCTTGATACTCTTTATCAGATCCTTGAAATCCTACTAAAAATTTAGTTATATCGGTAGAAAGTTGTTTCGCATTGGTCAAACAAAAGTTGGTATTTGGATTGTAATCTACATATACCATAGGAGTTAATTGACTTTGAGAAGAGCCATCGTATATCAAACAAATATGATTGATCATCATCAATAATAATCCAAATGGAATGTAAACTGGATGGCTAATATTTAAACTTCCTCTTTCTATTTCTCCATTTACGTTTTGAGGTAGTATATAAGCGTTAAATAAAGCGTGATCTGTTTTTCCTTTTTGAGATACGTTTTTGTATTTTACGGTTGGAGTACTGGCAACATTAGATAAACCGGACATAAAATTATGGTTGAATCCAAATGCAGCATTTATCAAAAATTGTTCTGTGGGACTTTGGTTTTGATACTTTTTATCTAATTCTAATTTTGATGGATCGGTTGTAGCTGCAGTTTTAGCGGAATTTATTTCTTCTACTTTTTTTAATAGGTTTGTTATTTTTCCATCAAATATTCCTTCGCTAAATAATCCATCTATAAAAGATTTTTTTGTATCTTTATCAATTGTAGTTAAGTCAAATTGAAACACGTCTTTAAACTCTTTTTTCTGCGCGTAATTGTAAGCCTCTAATTGAATAGTTTTTAACATGATCTCTATAGCAGACTGGAGATTTGTGGCCTCTTGAGTTTGTTTGGACGTTACGTCTGTACTACTTTTTTGTAAATCTACTTTTTGTTGATTATAAGAAGCAGCGGTTTGTTTTTGTAAGGCCAGAATTTCTGCATTTGCAGCTTTTTCTATTCTTTTCTTTTCAGCTTGGTCTATTTCTAGTTTAGTTAGATCTTTAAAATCAGAAGTGTATGTAATGTCTTTTACTAAAGAGGCGTCATTAAAGTCTATTGTTACGTAGTCTGTATCGTAAGGATAGCTTAGCTGTATTTCAGAGTAATCTTTTCCAGATTTTAAGTCTACGTTAACATTTTTTAATTGAAAAGTAGGTTGAATATTTCCAGATGTTAAATCATCTAGCATTGCGCCTTCATTTATTGTCCCAGTATTTTTTGTCCATGAAAAGTATAAATTTTTTGCGTCCCCTATGCTATAATCCAATCTTCCGTTATTTGATTGTTTTATATATTGCCATATATCTTTTACTCCATCTTTTGTTACAAATTCGTTTAATGAAGATACATCCAATGTGACGCTAATTTTTTTAGTCTGCAGTGGATCTTTAGAACTTACGTACTTTTCTAGATCTGGAAAATATACAGTATCTAAATTCTTTTTAAATCTGGAGGTTATAATATAATAAGCGTCGCCCCATACAGCGTGGCTCCTTTCGTAGTCATCTAATATAGTTTGTATAGCGTTGTATGAATCTTTATTGTAATTATAACTATTTATATAGCTTTGTAGATCGGCTGTGAGTTCTATCTCTCCAGAATTAAGTAATAGAGCTAAAAATGGAATATTAATTTGCAGATTATCTATATCTTTTTTTTGCTTATCTAAAATAGCCGTAGTTTTATCCTGAAGATCTTTGTCTGATGTGCTTTTTAAATCTAACTGTTTCTTTTCGTTTTGTTCGTTTATCGCTCTTAATACTTTATTAACGTACAAAGCTGGAAGGGCGCTAGAATGGTTAATTTTAATACTATCTCCCAAAGATCCCAATCCTTGCACTCTTAAACTGCAATCGTAACCCCCCTCTTGATTAAACGTAAAATTAAAGTTGGTAACCAAACCTAACATTCCATCGTAATTGCCTTCTGATTGCCTAATCTTTTTCTGTATTTCTAAATTAATTTGTTCTTTTGTATTTAAAGTTTTAGAAAAAGGATCTATTTGTAAGTCTTCACTTTTAGATATTTTACTTGCTCCTGTTTTATAGTAGAATGTGTTTCCCCATTCCAAAAACATTGTATATCCCAATTTAAAATAGAGCGCATCTATTATATCCAATTGTTCTTTATCCCAAACTTTAAAATTAATCGTTGCGGATCTTATTGAACCTAAAGCGCCTTGAGTATCTATTTGAACTGAGGTAATACCGGGCATTGGTCGTCTTCCGTACGCCTTTATTTCTTCGTCTCCAAGTATTCCGTAAGATGGTTGTTGTAGTCTATAGCTAAAAGCATCTCCTGTTTCAGATTTTTCGTAAGCTGATGTGCCGGCAAAAAGAACGTATTTTTTAGCTAGTGAATCTTGGTCTTTTATGTCGTTAGAATATTTATTTCTAAAGTAATCGTAAGTTTTTGAAGTGGTAGATGTGGTAGCTGTAAATTCTGGAATTCTTACCGATGACACTATTCTAAACCACCCGGTTTTATTAGCGAGATATATTAAATTAGAATCGTCTCGTGTATCTTTTGAATTATTGTCGGATCTTGTTTTCAATTGATTAATCACCCATTGAAAAACAGGAGTACCCAACACATTTGAAACTCTTAATAGTGGTCCGTTCGCCATATTATCTAACTGTATTTATTTCTCCGTATCCGTTAAGTATTGCTCTAATATCTATTGGTATTCTTAATTGAGTCCCAGGTATTGGCACCAAAGAATCTCCAGGTAGAGAATTAGCAGATGCTATTACCCACCAAAGTTCTGCGTCTCCATAAAAATCGAATGCCATCAAATCAAGTCTATCTCCTACTGTAGTAATTACGTAGTTGTCAGTTTCCAAATACAGCACATCTGGATATATATTGTTTGTATAATATTGACTTCCTGTGCTATTATACTTTACTATTGATATATCTTGGTATCTATTACTCATGTTGTTTTTAGATTATTTTTTAACTTACGGGAGATACAGTAGTTCCTATAGTGCTGCCGTCTGTTAAATTGCCGTAAAAATTTTTGCTTCCTATTATAGGGGTAGCGCTTTTAGTTGTAGATCTCTTAGGCAAAGTATCAAATATTGGTTTAAAGCTTATTGAAACATCCAATACGTGAGGTAATTGTTTATTTGTATTAATTTCCCAAGAGGTAGTTCCGTCTATAGTGATATTTACGCTTTCTAAAAAACCTGGCATTCTTGAAACGTAGTCTCCTATTGTTAACTTAATCATAGGCGCTCTCATATAATTGTTAGCAGAATAATCAGGATAGACTTGAGAAACTAATCTATTCAATTTAATGTAAAGAGGCTCTAATTCTTGAGAAGATCCAACTGCAATTTTAAAAGAAAAATTCATTGATCTATTGAAGCCTTGATACGTGTAGAAAGTTTCTCCTCTACCCATATATTTGAAACCGTTCAATTCTGCTCCGTGATTATCCGTTATACCTCCATTTAAGAAAGCTCTAAACGATAAAAATACAGATTCTCCAGGGTTGTCGTTATCCATACATTCAAAACCAAATTTAATGATATCTTTTTCAGATTTACTAAAAGGATCGTTGGTATCTTTAATAATACTAGGAAATGCCTTATTCATCTTATCTACGTATTGACCAGCGTTTATATAGAATTTAGTTTCTAAACTATCCGCTTGAAAATTCCACTTATCGCCTTTAACATTAGGGTCTTGAACTTGTGTTCTAAAATCCGATATGTAAGTGGTTTGACCTTTTTGAACTTGAGACTTCATTAATATCTGATCGTAGTTCATAACCATTGGATTGGTTATATTAGTTGTGTTATCTGTCCTTCTAATTAAAGTTAAACCTTGGCCGTAGCTAGATCCAGGTCCTCCTAAGTATTGAAATAGCAAATTAGTATCATAGGAAATTCCAAGTTTATTTGTCAAGTTTAAATTAAGAAGCTCTGGTGCAGCTGAGCCTAAATTAAATCTCGCATCTTCGGAAACCATTTTCAATTTCTGAAGTATAATTAATCTATTCGTTTCGTACTCGTTGTTAACGTTTTGAGCTCCTACTACGTCGGAGTAGTATTTCTCTAAGTAATTGTAAGGAGTTGCTCCCGCTCTAGCTATATGAATTCCGTTTCCTTGATTTTTTATCTGCTCTAATGTATTTCTACCGCCGTTGTACACTCTTGTATTTTCTATTAAACCAGGAAGTATTTTATTATCAAACTGACCGAATAAAGTATTACCTGTTTCTATCTTAGGATTAGAAAGCTGTAAGTTTTTTTGTTTGTCTAAAAAAGTTTTGCCCCTAGTTGTTTTTAAAAAAGCAGATATTCTTTTATAATCCACCAAATTAGAAATAGAATAGCTTTCTCCTTGTGCTTCTGCTTCTACGAAAGATAAATTTGGAGATAAAACCGAATTCAGTCTATTAAAAGTTCCTCTTCTAGGATAATCGAATCCGCCTGTAGATGTAGGCAAGAAAATAGGTTTAGTATTTCCAACTGAATTTAATGGATTCGCTACATAGTCGTTTGGTAATTCAGTTTGGATAAATGGTTGACCGGAATTTCCGTATCCAGGCAAATCCGCTCCGAATTTTAAGGATTTTAAATTAGTTCTTAGACTTATTAATGGAATAAATTTACTCTTTGTAAGATTGTTAGGGTTTGTTGGCATCTTATCCTTATGATTGTTGAATTATACCTGTTCTGATGTCGTTGCTTCCGTAACCGTTTTGTAGTGCTTGGACATTTGCTATTGCTATAGGTTTACCGTCTATTACTACTTGTATTACTTGTCTTGAGTCTCCTTTTGTTCCTCCGCCTATGTATACAGGCGCAGGTTGTGAATTAGAAGGAGTTGCTGATACGCTTCCTTTTGCAGCTGTGTCTCCCACTGTTGTTGGAGCTATTGAATTTGTCATCATGCCCATATTCAAACTTCCAACTTCTCTTGCGTATCCTCTTAAGTTCTCTATTATTTTATTATCTATGCTACCAAATGTAATGTAATCCAATGCGTTAACTACCTCTGCAATGGCCCTAATCATAATTGAAACAAATCCCGTAATTTTTCCCACAAACTTTTCTATTTGTTCGGGTTGTTGAATAAAATTTAGTATCTTATCTATAAATCCTTTGAAACTAGAATTACTTAAAAGATCAGCAAAAGATTGTTTTATTTTATCTATGAAGTTTGCTATTTTTTCAGTAGCAGTTTGATTCATAAATCGACTATACTCTTCTTCTCCTACCAAAGCTACCATTTCTTTTTGACCAGCAACAGTGGCATTCATCGCAACCAATCTCTGTTGATAGGTTTTTAAATCTGTAGCTCCAACTTTAGCGAATAGCTCTTGTTGTTTAAGCATATTGCCAAATTCATCTCTAGACATTCCAAAGCTTTTTGCCATGGACTCAGCAGCAATTCTATTTAACTGTAAGAATTCCTCAGATGATCCGACTTGTGTAGTTATCTCTTGAGCAGCTTCAGCTAGTTTATTATTTAAAAATAGCTCTCTTGCTTTTGATAAGTTTATGTTCTTGCCTGTCATTAATTGAGCTTCAAATTCGCTAGCGATAGAAGATTCGTAGTCTAAAAATGAATTCGCTATGTTGTCCAATTGCTTCATCTCTAAACCTGTAGCTTTCACTATCATTAGAGATTTTTGTAACTTTTCTGGATATTTTGTAAAACTTAATCCCAAATAACCTGATAAGCTTGAGGCTTCTTTAAGTATTTGTTGAAATTTAAAGCTTACGCCCAATGTTTTTTCTATGGATTTTGTTTGTCCATAAAGAGTTCTAGCTATAGCATTTTGATCTTTTCCAGTGTTTAATGTTATAATCGCTAGTTCCTTTCTTGTTTCTAAATCTAACTCACCAAGTTCTTTTAACTTAATATTGGATTTTAGTATATCCTCAGAGAATATGTTTGTTATTCCTAAAGCGTCGCTTAATTCTGTTTGAGATTCTCTAAGTTTTCTAGAGTTGTATAGTAGATCTCCTGATGAATGAGCAATTCCACTAAAGTAGTTATTAATTTTGCTAGCCTCTTCAGCAGAGTATCCTAAATTTCTTCCAAATTTTTGTATTGCTGAAGATGCTTCTGTTGCGTAATCAGCAACGCTTGCTAACATATCTACTATTCCGCCAATCAATCCACCAACAAAAGGAATTTTACTAATAAGATCTGTGAATGGAGAAACTAATTTTGATATCGGTCCAGCGCCACCACCAGTTAAACCAGATATGGCTTTATTCGCCATATTAACTCCACCGGCCATTGCTTTAAATCCTCCATAAAGCGCTGCTGTAAGAATTGCTGTGGAAGCAATCCATTTTTTTGTTGTGCTTTCTCCGTCTCGTGCTTCTTCGACCATTTTACCGTAAGTATCTTTTCCGAATAACAGATACTTGTTCATTAATTTCAAAGCTTTACCCGTCAAACCTACACTACTTTCTATTTTCTTTTCCGCTACTATTTCTTCTCCTAAAGTTGCGACTCTTTCTTTTAATAGTTCGTTAGCTTGTATTCTGGCTATCAAGTCTATTTGACCGGTATCTAAAACAGTTCTAGAAATTTTATTTTCTATTTGTCTAAGATTGTTCTGTAAAGTAGAAACGCTTAAACCCAAAGACTTTTTCTTTAAAATGTCTTCTTCTATTTTTTTTCTATCTTTTACATTTTTTAAGTATTCTTCGGCAATTACTTTATCGGCTTGATTAGCTTGGTTTACTTCCCTTTGCGCAGTAGCCTGTTTTTTCTCTATTCTTTCTAACTCCCTTTTTAGCTTAGTTGTATTGACTGCGCTCTTTTCTAGAGTTTGAGTTTTTGACACAGAGTCTTCAACCAAAGAATTCATCTTCTTTAATAGATTAATAGACTCTTTAAACTCTTGATTTAATCCCTGTTGAGCGTTTGCCTGTTGAGCAATCTTAAGGGACTCGATGGTTTCTGAAGCTATTTTCCTCTGATCGTCTTTCTCGTTAGCCATTTGGGTGATTTAGTCTAAAATAAATATTTAAGATCTAGGTTTTACCTTGGATACAAAAGCTTGATCCTCCGACTTAGGTTTGACATAATCAGGGATCTTTAACTTACCAGTGTCCGTTTTTTCTGTAATCTTCTTGCTTTGGTCGTCTCTCATCTCTTGGACTTTTTCTAGGTACTCGTTTATCTTCTTTAAGTTAAACTTTCTCTTGGGCACGTCCATGTTCCAGACTTCAGAATAGGTAAAGCCTCCGCCACCGTGATAGGTAAGCTCAAAGACTTCGGTCATGAATATGGCTCTATAATCCGCTCCCGGGAAAAAAAAACTCTGCCGTCATAGGCAGATCTGTAGAGACCTCCGTTCCGTCCGATAGCGTGAACGAAATATTCATATCTAAATCAGGGGAAATTTCTGAGATGTGCTTTCTAAGTGGGTTTGAATCCAATGACAATAAGGCTCCTGAATCAATGAAATCTCTAACTGTCTTTGTAGAGTATTCTCCGTTAACAGAAGTGATTTGATACTTCAATCTTAATGAAGATCCTGCTTCTTGACCCAAGGCTTTTTTAACGCCTTTTGATTCCTCATCTATTTTCTTGTCGTCTCCGATAGTAAGCAACTTAAAAGTCACAGTGTTCTTAGAATGTGGAAGATCAAACGTAAACTCGTTCTTATTTGCGAACACAGCATAATCTACTTTCTTGTGCTGTAAATTTTGAAGATCGTATTGTACTTTTTCTTCTTGTCCTGTATTTGGATTCTTGTAAGAGAAAGAATAGTCCTTACCGTATGCCAAAATTCTGGCTGCAATAAGAAGCGCATTCCTGTCTCCTAGGGTTAGATCCTCGTAGGCTATTGGACTTTTAATAAGTGACTTAAGCATCTTCTCAATGGCTAAGCCCTGACGTAACAGATTCACGTTGGTTAATATGTCCTCCTCTTTAGCAGTCATGTATTTCATTTCAACTACTCCTGCGGACAACGGATTTTCTTTTGGGTAAACAAGACCTTTCGAAGGAAGGTCGATCATTTCGGTGGGAACCGTAAATTTTTCTGCCATAAACTATATATTTTATTTATAAATATACCCCATTCAAATTTCATGGAACAAAAAAAGACCGCAGTGATATGCGGCCTTTCTAATATTGTATGTTTTTCTAGGATTAGTAGTTCAAGATACAGTAGTCCATTCCTATAGACAGTGTTAACTCTGTAGGATCTGTAGTCGACCAATCGTAGGTACCGAAAGTTGCTTCTTTGATGAAAGCGCCTTTGATGATCCACTCTGATACAACGTCACCAACTGGTCCAATGATAGATAAGTTCAAGTCCTTCTTATAAAAGTCAGAATAACCGTCTCTACCTGTAACTGATTCGTGGTGTAATCTCACCCACTCCATTACGGCTTGTTGGCCTGATGGAGAAATTGGGTTATATAATGACAAACTCATGTCTCTCCACTCAGCTTTACCTTTTAACTTACGGTAAACGTTGATATGGTCGATTTTGATCTCGTTCAAAGTAACACCAGGAGCGTCAGCTTTTTTGATCATGTATGAAGGAATGCCGTCTATGTACATTACGAACCTGTTAGAAACTGTGGGTTCGAACGACGTAAACATAATCTCGTTTGGGTCTAATACTGGCATTTTTTGTTGTATTTAGTATAAATATTACTTTACTTATTTTTTCTTCTCGTCTGCTTTTTTCTTGTCAGCAGCTTTTTTGTCAGCAACCTTCTTAGCTTCAGCTTCTTTCTTTTTAGCTTCTACTTCTTTTTTCTTCTTGTCTTCAGCAGCTTTTTTAGGGTCTACTTTCTTAGCTTCGTTTAAACCTGCGCCTTGATTTTTCATAGAAGCGCCTGCACTCTGTAATTTATCGAACAATTCAGGGTTCTTCTTTTTCAAAAGATCTTGAGCTTTAGATATTGCTACGCCTGTTAGACCTAGTCCTAATACTCCTGATAGTGCTGTTATTACATCTACTATTGGAGATTCTTCTAAAGTTTCAGTTTCTTCTACTGGAGCTTCATAGTTTTCTTTGATCATTAACCTAGCCTTTACACTCTCGTATAAACGTGCTGGTACTTTAATTCTAATGATTGTATTATCGTTCATTTTCTGTTTTGTTTGATATTATTGGCCAAATGTTGCTCCTGTAGGTAAGATGTTGAAATCTAATTGA